AATGAGTTGTTACAAGCCGCTTATAAGGCTGTACAACCCGGAAAACAGAGAAATAAGCGGGCGAGTGATGTCACTCACCCGCTTTTCTGAGTTAGCTGGGAAACAGATGAAATATGAAGATTTGATGTATGACCCAAAAGTGATGTTGATACCATGCGGAGAGTGCATCGGGTGCAGAATCCGGCAGAGAGAGGACTGGACAACGCGCATAGAACTAGAAGCCAGAACATGGCCAAAAGAACAAGTGTGGTTTATCACGCTAACTTATGATGATGACCATGTACCGGGAATGATAGTTAAAACCGGTGAAATCATGCGTAAAGTTCAATACATCTGGAAGCCGGGAGAAAAGACGCCAGAGAGCGTACAAACATTGCTATATCCAGATATACAAAAGTTCTTAAAACGTCTCAGAAAGGCTTACAGGAGCCAACTACGCTATTTCTGTGCCGGAGAGTACGGAGAACAGACAGCAAGACCACACTACCATATGATTTTATACGGATGGCAGCCAACAGACCTAAAACAAATCTATAAAATAAGGCATAACGGATATTACACAAGTGAATGGATGTGCAATCTATGGGGAATGGGTCAAATTCAGATAGCACAAGCAACACCACAAACGTATAGATATGTTGCAGGATACGTTACAAAAAAAATGTATGAAATTGACGGGAAAAAAGCTAATCAATACTACGAACTAGGCCAGCAAAAACCATTTGCATGTATGAGCCTAAAACCAGCCCTTGGCAATTCCTACTATCAAGAACACAAAGATGAAATATGGCAAAAGGGATATATTCAGTGCACCAACGGAAAACAAGCACAAATTCCGCGATACTATGAAAAAATGATGGAAGCAGAAAACCCGGAACGATTATGGAGAATCAAGAGGAACCGACAAAAAGCAGTAATCGAACAAAACCGACTCAAGTATGAAAATGCAGATTTTGAAGAGGACTTAAAGACAAAAGAAAGAGTTGTCAAAAAGTCTGTAAAACTCCAAAAGGGCGGTTTATAAGATTTTGGTGTCACCTAGCCCAGTACCTATCAAGTAAGGTACTGGGCTAGAGCCGTTTAAAGGCTCCATGTATCAGTCTAGGCAGTGATTGAAATTAAACAATATCCCGGGGCCGCGTTCCGCTCGCGTCCCCGGACCCCTATTGGCACGGCGTCGCAGCTGACAAATCAGCTGCTGACCGCGCTAGAATCGCGCGGACGCCGGTTCGCGCTAAAGCGCTCAAAGGTATGCGCACGCATACGCGCGCGTAGACGCGCACGCACGCACGCGCATATATTTATTAACTTGTTGTAGCCGTAGTAGTAGAGGTAGTTAAAAAGTTGAAAACCATTAAAAAATAACGCAATAATGTTTCTTTATGAAAGAAACTACTGTTAAAAGAAATGTTGAAAACTTGTTGAATTGTTGAAACAGTCTATTGTACTAAAGTTTAACAATGTGGAAAAGTTAAAAACTATGTGGAAACTGTTGAAAACGCCTAACGGCGAAACCGCCGAAATTCCAAAAGTTGCTAACGCAACCCTTGAAAATTCGGCGGTTGTATGATAGAATATAAAAAAGGAGAGCTATATGGAAATCAAAGCATATATAATGGACGAACAAGCAAATGACAAAATCACAGAACACTTCAAAGTAAAAGAATTCGCCTGCAAAGATGGGTCACCAATTGTCTTTGTGGACGAGTATCTAGCAGTGCTGCTAGACATTCTACGCGAGACAATCAAAAAACCAGTAATCATAACAAGCGGCTACAGAACGCCAGAGCATAACAAAAAAGTAGGTGGAGCAAAATACAGCTACCACATGCGCGGCATGGCAGCCGATATCATTGTGAAAGACATGGCACCAAAGGAAATAGCAAAAGAGCTTAACAAGCTAGCACCGAATTCCTGCGGAATCATAGTCTATAAATCGTGGGTACATTTTGATACCCGCAACAACAAATACAGAAAGGGGGTGTAAACCATGGCACTTATCAGCATCAAAGACGTCAAACAGGCCATCAAGATCATGATGGACATTCTAGAGAAGCTGGATGAAATCTACCACGCGTTAAAAGACGCGGCGAATGAAAAGGAATAAGCAACATGGAGCTGCACAAAAGCTGGAACGTCAGAGACCAGACCGAAAATGAACTGAGAAGCATTCTCGAAAAAAAATACAAAGAGATTGACGCGCAATATAAGCTCTTGCGCAAGATAGCGGACATAGAAACCGCAAAGAAGATGCTAGACGAAATCTGGCACTTGAAGAGCTTTGTAAATGCAATCGAACTTGAACTAATCAGAAGAGGGTATTACAATGGCATATCGTAAAAAAATGAAAATGCGAAAAGATAAACGCATGTTCAACATAACCGCGCGAAAAACAAAAGCAATCAACCTAAGCCAGAAGCCCATGCGCGGAGGCATCCGGCTGTAAAAGAAAGGAGAAAACAATGATTCATTCATACTATGGTGTATGGGACAGCGTGGCAAAATGCTATGCATGGGTAGGCGAAAGCAAAAACGATGCAACCTTTGCACGCATGTGCAACGTAATGGCAAAAGACGAAAAAACGTTCATCGGCCAGAGTCCGCAGGACTACACCGGCTTCAAATTGGCCGACTTTGAAGACGAAATGGGAACTTTCCAGAACAGCAAAGAAAAAGTATGGGAGGGCAAACCGCATGAATAAACGATATGAGGAGGGGCGAAAGCCCCTCTTTTCCGAACCGGGTAAAAACGAACGGAAACAATACGTCTGGGCAAAGGAAAAAGACGGCAAAGAATACTTGCAGGAAACAGAAAGTATCGACGTGCAGGCCGAAATTGAAAGCTATACGGACGAATGTGACATTAAAAACATAGTGCGCAGAGCAAGTTTCGACCCGGCCTTTATGGCAAGTCTGTCACAGGGAGCGCTATCCAAAGAAGAAACGCCTATCACGGATATTACCGGATGGCCGCAGAACGTACACGAGTATCACCAGATGATGGCAACGGCACAAGTAAACGCTATGAAGCTGGAAGAACTGAAGAAGGCACAGGAAGCCGCACCGGAAAAGGTGCAGAAGGAGGAAACAAATGAACAGAAATAATGAAAGGCATTTCCTTCAGATTCCGGAAATGCACGCAAGCCGAACGCGATTCAATCGTGACCAAACTATCCTGACCACATTTGATTCCGGCAAACTAATTCCGTTCTTTGTGGACGAAGTGTTACCGGGTGACACTTTCCAGGTAGACACGACGGCAATAATCCGCATGAGCACACCGAAATATCCGGTAATGGATGATGCATTCATTGACTTCTATTACTTCTACACGCCAAACAGAATCTTGTGGGACAGATTCAAACATTTTATGGGCGAAGTTGAAGAAACGCCGTGGATGCCCAAAAAAGCATACACTGTACCACAAATTAAAATAAACGCGTCAACGCCAAAGCCTGCGCCGGATGAAAGGTCCATTCTGGACTATATGGGTGTACCAACGAAAATCAAAAGACCATTCAGCATCAATGCATTACCCATCAGGGCATATGTCAAAATCTGGAATGAATTTTTTAGAGACGAAAACGTGGACAACCAAGCAGTCCTAAAAACCGATGATGCAGACGTGACTTACAACTTTGATGCAGAAGCAACAGAAACGCTAGAAAAAGACCTGCAAAACGCAGTGTTGGGCGGAAATCTGCTGCCGGTAAACAAGTATCATGACTATTTTACCAGCTGTTTACCCTATCCACAACGTGGGCCGGAAATTACGCTACCAATGAACGGAAATGCACCGATTTACTGGGCAGACGCAAACGACAACCCATTAACAATTCAAGACCTTAAAAACAACGGAACTTGGACAGATGAAGCCGGGTACTTGCACCATTCAGTAACTCAAATGATGAGCCAAAATTACAATAATACAGATGAAAAAGCGCGTGCAGTTTTTGGATATATCAGCAGCGGTGCAAAAATAGGCGAAAGAATGACAGCAGACCTAAGCAGCGTAACCGCAGCAACTATCAACGACTTACGACAGGCCGTAGCGGTACAGCAGTACTATGAAGCACTAGCCAGAGGTGGAAGCCGGTACCGCGAACAGGTACGCGCACTCTGGGATGTGACAATCAGTGACAAAACCGTACAAATTCCGGAATATCTGGGGGGCGGCAGATACCAAATCAACGTTAACCAGATTGTTCAGACGAGCGGCCAGCAAACGGAAAACGATACTCCAATCGGTGAAACCGGTGCAGTGTCCGTAACACCTATCAGAGAAAGCTCCTTCACAAAGAGTTTTGAAGAACACGGATTTGTAATCGGTGTTGCGTGTGTACGACACAATCGCAGCTACCAACAGGGACTGGAACGCTTCTGGAGCAGACGCGACAGGCTGGACTACTATGTACCGCAGTTTGCAAATTTAGGGGAACAGCCGGTAAAGAAGAAAGAAATCATGTTAACCGGTAACGCAACCGATGAAGAAACCTTTGGTTACCAAGAAGCGTGGGCAGACTACCGCATGAAGCCAAACCGGGTATCTGGCCTCATGAGAAGCAATGCAACAGGAACGCTGGATTTCTGGCACTATGCCGACAACTACAACACCGTGCCGACACTCAGCCAAGAATGGATGGCAGAGGGCAAAGCAGAGATTGCACGAACACTAATTGTACAGAGCGAACCGCAATTTTTCGGAGCCGTGCGAGTGGCAAACAAAACCACAAGAAGGATGCCGTTGTATAGCGTGCCGGGCCTGTATAAACTGTAAGAAAGGAGGAAGCCCGGAGAAATCCGGGCTATTTTAAAATGGATCCATTAACCATTATGTCAATGGTTGGCGCAGGAGCCAACGCAATAGGAAGCATCGCAGGAGCAGTAAAAAACATCGGCGGAGCATTCGGCGGATGGGGACAGACAGGGAATTCACAAAGCCAAGGCGGCAGCGAAAGCCAAGGCGGAGGACATTCAGAAAGCGGAAGCCAAGCAGGAACGAACATTGAACAAGTGCAAAAGTGGCTAGAAGGTGCATACCAATATCAAGCAGGAGAAGCAGAAAGGCAAAGTCAATTTAACAGCGGCTCCATGTTAAAACAAATGGGCTATAACACCTTAAGTGCAATTGCACAAGGCATTTATAACCACATCGAGAACACGGCGGCAATGAATTTTAACAGCACCGAAGCCATGAAAAACAGGGAATGGCAAGAAAGAATGTCAAGCACGGCCTATCAAAGAGCCGTAGAGGACATGAAAAAAGCAGGGCTTAATCCAATACTGGCATTCGCAAACGGAGGCGCGAGCACGCCCGGAGGTAGCGCAGGAACAATAAGCGGCGCAAGCATAGGCCTTGCAAGTAGTAGCGCACTAGGCGTAAGCAGAAGTGGAGGATTTGTACCGAACGCGTACAGCAGTAGCAGTTGGAGTACATCAGATTGGTACAACGCATCAAAAAGCTGGCAACAAATGCTGAGCCAAACGCACTTAACACCTTATGGAATGCAAAAGGCGCTAACAGAAATCGGAAAAGAAACCGACAAAGCAACCGAAGAAGCAGTTGAAAAAGTAACACCAAAACAGGGCAGAGAGCAAGAATTCACAAAGCCACAAAACAAAACGGGAGATTATGGAGAAAAGAGGAAGCCAGGTGATTATTTAAAATGAGTTGTTACAAGCCGCTTATAAGGCTGTACAACCCGGAAAACAGAGAAATA